GTTATCGTGCACAATGCCCCGAAGCAGATTGCGGGCCCGTCTGGGACAGCAGTTTTGACCGGAGCACAAGCGGAAGGCGCACAAGAAAAGGCATCCATTGATGCTTTCCGTAGGATCGCGCAACGTGCCGCCGGGAAAGAAGTTCGGACCCCCGGCAAGTCTAGCGATGTTGAAAGCCAGAAGCTCCGGGCGTTAGCTTCGGAAGACGTTTTTGGTGAGCAGTGCGCGGCAATGGTGACGCTATTCCGCGCCCTAGAAGGCAATGCCACGGAGAACCAGCAACGGTCGATCGAGTCCGTGATTCTCGCAGGGCAGGAAGTTCTCGGAATTACCAGCTAAATCAACGACTTAGGGCTCTAGCTTCGGCTAGAGCCCTTTTTTTTATGTCTGATTAACTTAATCGCGCTTATGCAAGGGCGCGCGAAGCGCACGCAACAAGACAGATACTCTTGACAGGATACTCTTGCGCTCTTATCACGCTTATTCTAGCACATGCAAACTCAGAAAATACTCTTGTTTCTTAGCACAACTTATGGTATACTATACCCTTGAATACAACTGAGGGATTTGATAATGGCTACTGTGGGAAAATATCAATCCGGCACCCAAAAGGTCGGGTTTGAAGCCTTTGTGGGTTGGGTCACGCGCACACAAGACGTAGAAGTGCACCCTGGCTTCATGAAAACTGAGATTAAGTTAATCATGAAAGTGTACGGCCCCAAAGGCAAACCGTTTGGTTCTGAAACCACGGCGCGTCGTTGGGCCAAGCGTGCTATGATTAACTTGGCTTTGGAAAACAGTGAGAAGAAGCAGAAAGAGAAAGAGAAAGGAAACTAAGATATGTCTAAGCCTCTCTCTATTGACTATTACAAGCAACTGCCAAGGTTGATTGAGTTAGCCTTTGCTAAGGCGCAAGGCTATGACGCTGATGCAAGGCTCTATCGTGAGCAGCAGGACCATATGGCAGCAATGCAGTGTCAGCGTCTCAGCAACTCGTATCTCGAAGAGGCCGCTGAGTTGGAGCAAATTCTCGAGCATTGGCGCTTCGAGCTTCTGACCGGGGATTAAGTTAATCACAGAAAGGAAACTAAACTATGCACATGATCTTCACACTCGATAGTCATGATTGGTTCGGTCCATTTATGTCCGACATAGGTGCCCATGCTTTCGCAAGAAAGCGTGGGCTTCTGTCTTATACGATTGTCTCTTGGCAGTCGTTCTTGCATGACAGAAACCTCTTTATCTCGGAGATTATCCATGGCGCATAAACTCCAAGGCATATTCTATACCAAGCAAGGTGGAAAGTGGCTTTACACTGTGCGCACAGACGTAGAGAACTCTGTGGATGCAATGAGCAAGACGCATGAACTCGCACGGCGCTTTAACGCTGATGCTTGTGTCCACATTGAGGATTGGAACTTCCCAAAGAGCGAACTCGATGGCTTCTACTATTCGACAGGAGAAGCAAAGTAATGGCTAACTATTCCTACCATATGGGACGCGCCCTCATGTATCGTGAAATGGCGCGTCAGTCTCGCCGTGATGGCAAGCTTGGTCAAGCTCATGCTCGCTACGTCATGGGCTTGAGCAATATCAAGAGAGCGAGGATTTACTGTGATAAAGTCGCGCCTCTCTATGCGCGTGAACAAGCTTCGATTAACTTAATCAAGAAAGAAAGGAAGGCTTGATATGTACACGCATAAGAACTTCAAGACCAAGAAGGCATTGAAAGAGCATGTTGCTGCTTGGAACGAGCTTCAAGCATTAGGCACACTTACGTATATGGAAAAGCACGGCCTACTTCCATCGCAGCTTGGCTCTATGATTGGGGCACACCCTCCAAGACCTGTCACTTACTATCAGCCCGGACCTTTTGGTGGCAGCGAGCCGAAAGACGGACGCATATTCGTTGAAGGTCCACACTCACCTGAGCCGCATAAGTGGTATGCACAGTGCGAGGCTAAAGACGGCGTGATCGTGAAGGTGTTGAAGTGAAGAGCCGTGCCGTGCCTTTCGCACCTATGCCAGCTACACCAAAAGCGCACAAGCCCACTCGGCTTGTGCGTACTGTTATGTGGGGCGTGCGTATGTGTGACTCGCAACGCTTCCTCACAAACTATCGCCTATGGCACAACCAAGATGACTTTCGCTGGCGCTCAATGATGCTTTTTCCTACTAAGGAATTAGCGGAGAAAGAGATCGCTTGGTTTAAGTCCAAGAATTGGCAAGACTGGATGGAACCATTTGAAGTCCAGCTAGAGTGGACCACAACTAAACCGGAGCCAAAGGGAGGTTAAGTTAATCATGGCAGACTATCTCGATCATCCATTCAACGAGGCATGCGAAGGAGCAATGCGCGTCACCGATCAAGGTGGCGTGGTCTTTCAGAAGTTTACTTGTGAGAACTGTAATTCGCGTCAGACTATCGACGTTCCTAATACATTCTACACTCAAGGATCATGCCAAGAGTGTCACCACATTACAGACTTGCAGAAGCGTGGTTGTAACTACATGGTTATTTTTGGCCCACGCATGTTTCATGAAGAGACACAGAAAGAAGCACAAGCAAGAAACAAGCGTGAAGTGGAGGAAAGAATTGAAGACGACGAGGAACCAATCTACAAGCCCGGAACAGGTAACATCTAGTGTATATCGTAACCTGTATAGGTCCAGACACGCAACATATCTGCCACAATGAGCATGAGCTTTTTCTCTATCTCACTAATCTCTATTGGCCTGACGTTGTTCGTGTCATCATCGAGAAAAGGGAGAAGATATAAATGAAGCCCTGTAACCAACGCTTTAGCTTCGTACTATCTCACTTAGAGAAGGGCATGTGGACTGAGCATAAGGGCTACCTTTGGGCATGTAACATAACAGAAGCGCGTAGACACGTTCAATGCTTGTCGCGATTATACATGCCAAGCACGGTCGTAAAATCAGTAGACGAGGCAGACGAGAGAGTGTTAGTTCCCCAAGATTAACTTAATCAAGAGAGCTAGGCGATTTGTCGTCTAGCTCTTTTTCTTGCCCAATCAACATGCGCCTATACAAGCTCAGTTTGGCGCTCATTCTTTGAGCATAATCAATTGCCTCAGCGCACAGCTTAGTTGTCTCTAAGTCTTTCCTCATGTGCGCTCGCTCTTCAATTTCAGCAAGCACAGCACATATAGTTCTATGGTTCTTCATCCAGGTCATTTGGTATATTGATCTCCGGCTTGTCTTTAGCCAGCGCGTCGATAATCTCGCTTACACTCTCAAGTGTAGTTTGCTTTGCACCACTACTAAACGTAATGGTCGCGTTTCCTAATTCACCTTCCAGAGGTTCACGCACATAGGCGATGGCACGAGGATTAACATAAATCTCCGTGCCATCTGGCCTATGTAGCTTTACACCGGAGCCTTTATAATCGGGCTTTGTTTCTTCCATCGCTATAGGTGTATGTAGTCCCGACGGTTGTGGACATAGTGCCATCCCAAGACAGACAACTAGGAATATTGGAACCCCCATTGCAAGTTACGGACACCCGTGTCTTAAGCCATCGTAGCCAAGATAAGTTTTTGTATAAGGATCGTAGCTTTTGTATCTCTGCGCGCACCAATAAGAATCTCTTATTGGCGTTTGTTCCGGCACCACTATCACCTGCGGTTCCGGGCTGGCGAATTGTCTCCATAGCCACCCACCGATCGCACCTCCCACCACTGCAGACGGGTTATACCATCCACGACTAGGCTCGTAGCGGTAGCCGGGCCTACGGTAATTATAGTAGCTTCGGGAGCCACCGTGGCCATAACTCCTACTATGTCCTCCACCAGATCGTTCTCTCCATCCTCCACCATCTCTATCTCCATCTCTATCTCCACGCCTATCCTGCGCACTCAAAGAGGTAGCTACTGTGACTAAGGCCACAGTAGCTACTAGGATTAACTTAATCTTCACGCGTTGATTCCACTCTTCTTTTGCGTGGCCTTGTGACCTAGCCAACCACCAAGACCAACAAGGCCAACAGTGATTGGTAGGGACAAGCCAAGGGTTGCTGGTGCTAGAGCCGCACCAATAGCAAGGGCAATAGGAGCGCCAATCAAGCCACCTGCTGCCATGCCAAGACCAACTCCACCGATCTTACGACCTGCTTCGTCAACAACATCATTATCTTCTGCCATTTTACTCTCCCATCTCTGCGTTGATTGCGTCGATTGCGTTGGTTAACTCCAAGATCACTTCTTCATATGCGCGTCTAACTTGCTTGTAATTGCCCATGCCTACAGCAATTCTGGACGTTTCGAGCAGTTTGTCACGCGCGCTGTCAATCTTATCATCTGTTTCCTTACTCATTGTGGCGTGCCTTTCTCTTTCTCAATAAACCTACCCTCAATGCACACACCATTGACCATTGGGCACTGTCTTCCATCACCAAGACGCTCTTGCCCCATCTGTGCAGGATTCAACGGTGGAATAGTCTCCGTAACCTGTGCACAAATAGCTTGTGCAATTCTATATGCACCTTCGACAATAGGATTTGACGCAGTAAGAATTTGAGTAAGTGAACTGTCGTCTGGAATGAAGTTACAAATCTGCACTGTAAATCCACGCACCTTTGCCATTGCAACTGCCAAGGCACCGGAGTCAATGTTTGGTGTCGTTGGTCCACATGACACTAAAAGAGGCACGAACGCTATAATAGCTAATCTCTTCATGTTAGTCTCTCCTTTAAGCTCTGTACCCACCTATTCACAGAGTCCGTGAAACTATAACTGTGATCTGCTTTACCTTCTATCCCTGCTAGTCTAGCCTCTAGCTCTTTAATCTTACTTGTATGCTCATTTAGCTTCTTGTGATGCGCGTCCAACAAGTCAGTCAGTGCGGTCATCTGGGGGAGTCTCCTCTGGGTTAAATTGCTTTTCTTTCGGCTCATCATTTATAACTACTGGCCCTATAAACGCACCAGCAATCGCGCCTATGAGCGTACCAACTACAGGAACAACCGATCCTATAGCTCCACCAGCAATAGCTCCTGCCGCGCCTTTGTTTCTGTTATACCAAGCCATATGATTAAGTTAATCTCCCTCAAGTTCATCTAATATATTATCTGGCGTTGCTGCTTGTTGCGTGCGATCTTCGATCGCGCTCGCTTGTTCACTCTTACCTTTAAAGTCTCTAAACAATACCATAGCCATATCCGATAGCTCTTGGTCAACTCCCTCTCTCATTACAGTCTCGCTTATACTCCTACCTTCTGCACTATCAGCAAAGTCATGCAAGTCTGGGTCGCTCATATCTGCGCCGACTAGTCTAGCTAGCACTTCCGCTCTGCGCTTGTCAGCCATCACTTATTCTTTGCCTTCTCTGTCACATTCCCATAAGTTTTTGGTTCGTCTTGCATTAGCGAGTTGATTATATCATCTAAGTATCCAGCTCCACCAGTGATTGCCTTGACGCTTGGATACTTCTTAAGCAACTGTCTAATCACATCGTGCCTTGGATCAGGCGGAAGTTCGGGTAAACTATTCTTTTCTTCTATCTCTTCTTCTGTCTTGTATCCTGTAGCACGCGCGCCCTTAAGCGCATGTTCCTTTCTTGCCTTCTCTTCTGGTGTTAACTTCTTCGATTCCATGACTAACTTAATCCTAGAGAGTCAGCTCTACACCAGTTGATCTAAGCAATACTCTAATCAACCAGATCACGGCTACCGCAATGACAATGATCCTAGCTACCTGCGCGAACGGAGCCGGTAGTGGGATTAAGTCAATCAGGTAGATAAGAAGCCAGACAACGAGTCCGACGACCAAGATAGTAATTAGAAGTGACACAAGGTCCATAGGTCTTATCCTTTTCTATTACAATTCTGTGCTCATTCTACCATGAGTTGTGGTGTTTGTCAAATACAACTTGCTTCTTAGCCGAAAGTGTGATATACTTTTACCTCAAGCATGATTACGGTTATGCGAGGAGGGCATGTGCGTGGGTAATAAGTTCAAGATTAACTTAATCACGCATCCGGGTAAGCCACCGATAGCTGAGTATGTCGATGGTAAGTGGGTGGTGAAGACAGACTATCCAAGTAAGGATTCTTTAGCAGGAAGTTGTTTAGTCTTCTCTCCTGATGGTTCTGTGGATCAGATAACCTTTGACGATCAGGGCTATATCATCAGAGAAGCAAACGTAACTAAGGCGAAGAAGCAAGATTAACTTAATCATAGAAAGGAAAGCAAAATGGCTAATCGTCAAATCTCGAAGGCTGCCACGGTTCTTATCAAGACCCGTGAGTTCTTGTCAGATATCAACAACTGGTGCCCAGAGACTCGTGGAATGAATGGCTACTTTCAAGATGCAATGACCAAACAAGAGCAGTTCTGTGCGCTCCGTGCCGTTGCTGAAATCATGGATCGCAACGAGCCACCAGAGTCCGCAACTTGGCAAGAGGTCGACGCGTACAACGAACTGCGTAGGTACGCCGTCACTTGCTTGAGCTATGCTGCCGCCAGGAACTTCAAGTGCGACACCATTAGTAGTGCTGGCGTCATCGACGTTAATCGTATGGGTCATGAATCTGTTCTTAAGTTGTTCGACTACGCAATCGACGAAGAGGTTCGCAATGTCGTACAAATCTAATATAATCAAAGCTCTCGATAAGCTCGCCGCTCTCAACGGCACTCGCAACCCGGATGAAACCGACAATCAAGGTGCCTTCTTGGGTCCGGTGTTCTTGTGGGAAACCGTGCGCGATATCGCCGCTGATCGTGTCAAGTCTTCTTGGTCCGATCTTGCCTCGAATAAGTTAATCCCAACAGACGATATCTTACGCGAGTCCAACGGCTCGGAAGTCTTACTATCTTCACCTTCCTTTGCCTTACAAGTGCGCGTAACGTCACCGCGTGAGACCTTCGACCAGACACTCTTCATCGAGCAAGCTGCAAAGAAGTTTAGTATAGACAAGCATAAACTCATAGAGCTTGCTGCTCAGTGCAAGAAGCTGTCGAAGCCTCCACTAACCAAGAAGGTGGTGGAGATAAAATGAGAAAGCTACTATGCCTTCTCTTTGGCCACAGGTGGTGTGAACTCCCTCACACTATCTTTTGTATCCGATGCGGAAAGGAGTGCAAAGATGCTACACAAACCAAGCGTGAATGTTGCTAACATCATGAAGGTCATCGACTCAATTCGTGCCGACGACGAGTTCAACATGGCTCGTTGGGAGCATTGCGTTTGTGGCCACGTTCACCGTGTCAAAGGTGATTGGGAAACTCGTCGCGACGACACGCTCTCTGCTCTCGCGTTTCTTGGTCTTAGTCCCGAAGACAATGTTGAGGGAGACCCCATAGCGGTGTTGCTATTCTCTAATGGCGACCACAAGGACAAGGATTGGGCGGTCAATGCTCTTACGAGTCTTGCTACCCTAGAAACAGTTGACAGTGTACCCTCCGCTGTCAGCTAGGTGCGGGACTTAGTTCCTTTCTTCTCGCACCTGGAGACGGGTATGGTGAACCTCCCACGGTAGCCCCCAACCATGCCCGTCTCCGCCCTTATGGAAAACAAAATAAAGTCAAAGCCCCAAAATGAACCCAACATATGCTAAAGCTATTCGTGTCCTAACCAGAGCCCTAGTTATCATCGCTGATCGTTGGACTAACCGCGGATTCAAGATTAAACAAGACGATGGCTCATATAAAGTGGACGTTATTGGCGCTATCTCTGTTGCTCAGTCTCAACTCTTTGGCTCCGTTGGTTCCGATGCCTACCGTGACTCCGATCTTGCGATTAACTTAATCAACGATGCAGCCCTTAAACACTTTCGTCGCTCTGCTGTTTCTGTCAACGATGATCTTGGCTATCTGTCCACGATCAAGCTTTATGCTCTAGCTATAGAGAGGGGTATAAACTATGGGTTTGGTACTGATCCCGACATTGGAAGATTTGAATATAAAACAAATAGAATCGCATCTCGAGCGGGTGAGAAGTAGAAGACTAACCCTAGTCTTCCAATACCAAAAGGCTCGAAGCCTTAGGCTCAATGTCGAATACAAAAAGACTAACTTCCGCTTAACCAAGCAAGTCGAGCTATTAGGTAAAGAGTTGGTTAAGCTCGACGACTTATACAATCGTTGTAAAGCACGCCTGTCACAAATAACCGTGTTGAAAAACGAGGCCGATTTTGTTGGTGCACTAATGGAGGAAGATGATGAAGATTAAGTTAATCATAGTTGGAGTGTTCGCTTTGCTTATGAGTGCGAGTGTAGCTCGTGCCAAGGACGTAACCATAACTCTAACCGATCAGGAGCAACAGGTTCTTCTTAACCTTCTCGATATGGCAGTCAAGCAGGGTGGTCTACGTGTTGCTGGCAACGCCGCTTACTTTACCAATAAGATCAACCCGTCAGCAGCACAGAGTGAACAAGCTAAATCCCCGCTCGTGCCTGATGCCAAGGAAGGCAAGACCCCATGAAGATCGCAGACATAGAAAGAGCTTTATCTAATTCTGACCCCAAGGTGCGCTACTACATAGCCAACCTACAGGAGCAGATCATTGCTTTGGCTAAACAGATGGACGAGTCTGCTAAAATCTTAATCATGGTTGTTCAGACGCTTGAGAACGTGCAACGCATTAACCTTCAACTCTCTGATCGTTGGGAGAAGCGTCTTATGGGCGACGGCGAACAAGACATAGTGCAATCTGTCATGCCCGACCCGGAGGATTAACTTAATCATGAAAGCTATTCAAGGCTATGTCACTGACGATGGAGAGTTCTTTGAGGATAGACAAGAGGCCGACTTTCATGAACGCAAGGTAGCTATGAAGTCTGTCCTTGAAGCAGACGGTATGTCAGAGGACATTCTTGAGTGGATAGACAAACGCCAGCGCGAGATTGGTAATTATTTAAGGATCGAGGTTACGCCCGGAGGGCAAGTCAATGCAAGGCGCTATATACAGCACCCGAAAAAGCCCGCCTGACTCTACTCGGCGTGCTTATTCTCACTCAATTCTATCTGCCATAAATACCTGCCCAATATGGGGAGTGATCCGCTATGGACATAGAAAGCAGTTTGACTCAGACGCTCGTGCAATGGCACTCGAATACGGCTCTGCCGCTCATGAAGTATTCGCCGCCATCTACCTTTGGCAAGTTGGATTTATTCAAGGTCTTCCTGAGCATATGCATCATCATGCTGTGCGCATCTTTGGGCCTGATAGATTTACACAGTCGCTTAAAACCAAGGACACTACACCAGACGCACACGATGCTCTTGTCGCTCTTGGCTTTAATATCCTTCACTCTGGTACTTTCTATGACGATCCCTGGGATAATATCCGCACAGTCAACAACCTCGAAGTGGGTATCATCAAGTACGTCGAAAACGTGCTACCTAGTATGGAATCGTGGCCTATCTGGATATCTGATGTCAAAAATCCAGAAGCCATAATCGGTGTCGAGTGTGCATTTGATATGGAATTGGTACGCGAGAAAGAAATTGGAGCAGACTTAGAAATCGTGCGCTATGTTGGTCAACTAGATCGCCTCCATGATAAGGAACGCAGAGGCAAGACTAACTTAATCCTAGGTGAGAACAAAACTGGCTCTCGACTCGACACTTCTTGGGCACTCTCTTTCGATATGTCACATCAACTCACAGGTTACATGCTCGCAGCATACACACTCACAGGTAGAGAATGTTTGGAGTCTCGCTTACATGGACTTAAGAATAAACAAACCGGACACTCCGATGACTTTGCGCCTATCTCGCCTCTACACCGTGATGTTGAGAAATTCGAGACTTTTATTGATTGGGCTATACACAGTGCGAGTGTATATGAACGCTACCACGATGATTGGGAAAACGCCCCGCGTTATACACATAGTTGTAACAGATACTTCCGTCCGTGTGCAATGATACCGTTCTGCACTGACTCGCGAGAAGGAAGAATAGAGCAACTCAGAGAGATGGTCAGTGCAGACTTGAGTCCATCCGAGCAAGCTGTGCTAGATAGAATAGGATTGATAGAATGAGCAGACACTATGTAGACGAAGATGAATGGTGGCCTGTGTACACAATCGTAGACGATCCATTCCACTATTTGCACACAGTCGAGCTAACCGAAGAGCAACATCAAGACTACCTTGACGTTATGGATCGCTTTAAACAGTGGCAGGGGCGCTTGAAGCCCAAGACTCAAGATTAACTTAATCTAGAAAGGCGCGAAGCGCTCATGCAAATAGGAAGCATATCCATTCAACCTGCCTCTAACATGGCAGTCACGCGCTTATCAGTTCTTATTTGGGGTTTCGGTGGCTCAGGTAAAACGACCCTAGCTTGCACTGCCCCAGGTAAGAAGTTGATAATAAATCTTGACCCCGATGGGCCACACTCAGTTAGATATAGGAGCGACGTAGATGTTCTCGACCTCTCAGGACTCTCTACCGATGACGTCCTTGCCCAACTCAAGTCTGACTCCAATCCTCTCGGACTTGATAAAGTCCTCAACGATGACACATACCAGACTGTTATACTTGATTCAGCAACTTCACTTGCTCAACGCGCTCTCGAAAATTCAGTCAAGCAAGGAATTGGAAGATCCGCAAAGTTCACTCCCTCTATGGAATTCCCTGGACTGTCAGCTTATGGAGGGCGGAATGCTATCGTTCTCACTTGCATTAAAGGGCTTCTCCGTGTCACTGGAAGAAATAATAAGCATTGCATCATTATATCACACGAAGACGACCCCAAGGTAAACGACGAAGGCGTGGTTATGTATATCACGCTGATGCTAGGTGGTAAACTCGTCAATGCGTTTACTGTGCAGCTTGGTGAGATATGGTGGCTACAGACAGATGAAAAGAGCGGCGAACGGCGCATTGCCATCAAACCTTGTCGAAGTCATAAGCCTATGAAGACAAGGCTATTCAAAACAGATAGTCTTGCAGAGTTTCCAATCTCCTACGATCCAGAAGATTGGAAGAACCTGACTAACAATCCCATCGCGTCTTGGTGGAAGCGTTGGTCAGATAGTAAAGGCAGCAAGTTAGAACTGCCACGATTAACTAAGTCTGAATCTACTCCACTAAGAAAGGTTAAATAGTCATGGTTAAAGCAAAACTGAGAAGTCTAGATACCTCTACTCCTGTCCCCGATGATTTGGGTAATCCCAACGCCGAGCTTGACATTCTCGAACTCGACCAAAATCTAGAGGACTACGAAGAGCCAGAACTGCTGCCTCCTGCGTTCTACACTGGCGAAATCCAGTCCGTGGAAATTCGTCAGAACCAAGCAGGAACTGGTAGGTATTACGCAACCAAGTTCGTGATCCCGCCAGAGCAGTTCCCGGCTGACTACGATGTGGACAACTGGCCCGAAGGGTGCCCGTTGTTCTACAATCTGGTCCGTGTTCCGCGTGCGGGCGACCGTCGTGCTGTGTCGAACCTTAAGAAGTTCATGCAGAAGATCGGCGTGTCTACGTCTACAAATCGAGTCGATCCGAACGAATGGATTGGCCAAAGGGCGAAGCTCAAGGTGGTGCACAACGAATATCAAGGCATCACCAGAGAGCAGATCGCTCCTAACGGGATCGAGTCGGCTGACTAGGGCTCCACAAAGTTAGCCACTCGTAGGTGAGAGGGAGAAGGGCGGAGTGCGTTTTGCGGACGAACAGCTCCAACCCTCCCTCTCACCGCCTTTTTAAGATTAACTTAATCACAAAGGCCGAAGGCCCATGCGACTACCGAACATATCTCTTTCTTCCGAACAAGAAGCCGCGGTAGAAATGTGCGTAGACAAGCACGTTCGACTTGGCTCAGTAACAGGAGGCGCGGGTACGGGCAAGACCACCATCCTGCGGTACGCATATGACGAACTGCGAACAGCAAACAAAAGAGTTCTACTTGCAGCACCTACAGGACGAGCTGCAAAGCGAATTCAAGAAGCTACTGGAATTGAAGCTCGAACAATACATAGACTCCTTGAGTTCCCGGCACCAATCGAAGTTAGTGAGAGCGGAGGTAAGGTTAAATTTGGAGAGCCAAAACGAAACAGATGGAACCCACTTTCTTGTGATGTTCTCTTCGTGGACGAAGCCTCTATGATAGGGAGTAAGCTCTATGCACAGGTACTTGAGGCACTGCCTACTAGTGCGTCGCTCAGGTTCTTCGGTGACGTTAATCAGCTTCCGCCCATTGAGGATGATGCACCTAAAAAGAAATCCGTCTTCCAGCGCGTTCTGGATGAAAAGCCCTCTGTATATCTCACTTATTGCTTCCGCTCGGACGACAATCTTGTCGAGTCCGCGAATAGAATACTACAAGGACGTATTCCTATTAGGGGCAACAAGTTCGAAATGGTCATCACAAATGACCCTGTGGGCGCACTTAGAGAGCTTGCTGGATCAGAGTTCCATACTCCGTATCATCAGGTCTTGACACCTAAGCGTGTGCATAAGACAGGAGCTATACATTTATCTGCACTTCTTCGCACCAAGTTCAATCTCAGAACCGACCTACCACGTATTGAACTCGCTCGTATGTCTGACGAAGACGACCCTATCACAGTTATCCAAGGCGACAAGGTTCTCTGGACCAAGAACGATTATGTTCTCGGCATCATGAATGGTGAACTCGCAACAGTTGACTACATCGACGATGGTGCGATTAACTTAGTCTTCGATGACAACTCCAGCAAACTAATCCCTCCATCTCTCAAGGGTCCATTCGATTTCTTCTATGATCCTCGCAAACAGATCGACTTAGCTTATTGCATGACCACACACAAGGCACAAGGTTCTGAGTTTGAAACCGTGATTTATATAATGTCGCGCTCTCAAGCGTGGATGCTTAACCGTAACAACTTCTACACCGGGGTAACAAGAGCAAAGAAAAAGGTTCTTGTAATCTCTGATCGTCACGCATTAGGCTACGCAATGCGGAGGCCAAGAGATTAAATGGAGAAGCATCTTGTCTCTATACTTGTTCCTGCTAAATGGTCCGCCGAAGTCCGGCAAGTCCACACTAGCTCGGGAAGCCCTGCGCTGGTTCAAACGCCGTGGCTTAGACGCACATTCGGAAGGGTTCGCCAACCCGATGCGCTCATTTGCGTCCACGCTCCTTGGTGTGGCGTATACGTCAATAGCGAAGGATGAAGAGCTTGACTTTATTCCTACAACGCCTAGGCAAATGCTAATCGACCTATCAGAGAGGTATCTTCGTGAGCTATACGGACGAGACTTTTTTGGTACTGCTCTCCTTTATCGCTGGCGCCGCGCTATACGTTGCAATACGCCAACTGTGTTGGTTATCGAAGATAGCGGTTTTAGATCGGAGATTGGGGTACAAAACTCACAGCTATGCCTTATACGACTTATGCGTCCTGGCTTTGATTTTGACGGTGATTCTCGCTCTTATCTTGATAAACCTGACCTCACTCTTATAAATGATAGCACTCTCGAAGCTGCCTACAACAAGACCGTCGATGCAGTGGACTATGCAATCAATTT